CAGGAGTGGGCCGCGATAGCGGGTCGGCCAGTCGCGGTTTTCGATGTCCTTGTAGCCGTGGATGATGAGACCGGCCCACGGCTGCCGAATGCTGAGTGCTTTCATGCAGCCTCCTAGAAACATTATACCGCAAAGCTAGAATTATGCAAGAGGGAAAACGGGTGAAACAGCAGTCGGATTACGGTCGCCGCGCGGATGGGACGCCGTTGTCCGGTGACGACCTGCTTGCCGCGCTGCGTGACGTGACCGGCGATACGGTGCTGCTGAGCTTCTCGCGTGGCAAGGACAGCCTCGCGTTGTGGCTGTATTTGCGCGACCACTTTCGCATCATTCCGTACCATCTCGAATGGATACCCGGCCTGTCCTTCGTTGAAAGCTCGCTCGCGTACTACGAGGATGTGTTTCAGACGCATATCATCCGCTTGCCGCATCCACTCTTCTACCGGTACCTTCGTGACTACGCCTGGCAGCCACCAGATCAGGCGGTGGCGCTGATGCGGCTCGACCTGCCGAAGTACGACCTGGCTGACGTGGACAATCTCTTGTGCCAGCACTACGCCGCGCCGACGACGTACACGGCCATTGGGATGCGCCACAAGGACAACCTGGAGCGGCGGCGTCTCATTGAGCAGCAGGGCAGTCTGGCCGCGCCCAATAAGCGGCGGCGGTATGTGTATCCTGTGTGGGATTGGGATGTCGAGCAAGTGGCGACCATCATCAAGTCGCACGGCGTCAAGTTGCCGCCCGACTATCGCTACTGGGGCCGCACGATTGCCGCCTTCGACTACCAGTTCCTTAAGCCCTTGTCGGTTCACTTCCCGAACGACTTCGACCGCGTGCGCGAGTGGTTCCCGTTCATCGACCTGGAATTGTTCCGCCACGAAAGGATGGGGTAGATGCCGCCCAAGCTCAAGTCGCCGACGTTGCTCAAGACGGCGCGTAGCCTCAAGCTGGGTGGCGGTAAACCGTCCTTTGCGTCGCTGCTGGGCGACCATCCGGCGGAGGTGGCAGACAACCCGCTAGACATGTTGGACTACCCGGCGGACCTGGAAGGGAAGGCGCGGGCAGAGTTGGACGCGGTTCAATCCTTCATCCGTGACGAGCGCAAGGTCAAGCGGGACGCCTATCGCGTCCTGGTAGACCATGAGTATTGGCTGTGCATCTGCTTCCAGAGCCGGGCACAAAAAGAGGAGTTCCTGGCGAAGGCGGAGTGGGCGGACTTAGGTGAGAAGTACATTGACGGGCTGGCCCTGGCTGAACTTCTGGGGGTGGATGTTAGGCCCGTACCGCTGACGACAAAGGCGGCTCCTAAGGCTCCCAAGTCTCTACGAGAGGAGGTGATGGACGATGCGTAACGCTCTGGCTCGTGTGGCGCGCAACTCGGCGCGTGGTGGTGGTCGTGCCCTGGGCCGCGTGGCCCGTGCCACGTCGGGTTCTCGCGGCGGCTGACGGGTGGAGGGCGGTCTAACCGCCGCCCTCTCGCTTAACTTGTAGGGGTGTTTATGGCGGGTGGCAAGGCGAGCGCGAAGAAGATAGACCTGGCGATTCGGCGCAATCAGGTACTCGCCTTGCGTCGGCAAGGCGGCGACTGGCGCGAGATTGCCGAGACGCTGCGCGCGACCCTCGACACGGATGACCCCGTGCCTGGGGTGACGGAGAAGTACAGCCACGTCCACGCCTGGCAGGACGGCATGGCCGAGTTGAAGCGCCTGGCGGCCGAGAACAAGGCGCTGGCCGAGTACGAACGGGACCAACAGCTTGACCAACTGCGCGAGTTGTGGGCGAAGTTCTACGGTATGGCCGTCGAGCGGGGCGACTATCTCGCCTTCGACCGCTGCATGGTCATCCTCGACCGACGGCTAAAGTTGCTCAACATCGACACGCCGCAGAAAGTGGCGCTGACCGACCCGACAGGGCAGAAGGAATACGGTGCTGGCCTTACCGCCGACGAGCGCGTTGCCATCCTTCGAGAGCTATTTGGTGGGGCTGTCCCCGCAGAAGCGAGCGAAGGCGCTGGCGGTGCTGACCCAACCGACGCGGCCTGACTTCGACGCCTGGCTGCCGACGGTTGCGCCGTCCTTTACGTGGGACTGGCCGCACCTGCGCTATGTCTATGCGCGGCTGCGGCGGGTGACGCGCGGCGAGTGCAAGCGGCTTATGGTGTTCATGCCGCCGCGCCACGGCAAGAGCGAGTGCGTCACGGTGCGTTATCCGGTGTGGCGGCTCATCGGCCGGCCTGACCTGCGCGTCATCGTCGGCGCGTATAACCATGAACTTGCCATCGAGTTTAGTGGCAAGGCGCGCAACCTGGCCGACGAGTGCGGTCTACTTGGCCCAGGCAGCAAGGCGTCCCACGACTGGCGCACGACGGCGGGCGGGGGTGTGCGTGCGGTGGGCGTCGGCAGCGGCGTGACGGGACGTGGCGGCAACCTTATCATCATTGACGACCCGGTGAAGTCGCGGGAAGAGGCCGAGAGCGAGGCGTACCGTCGGCGTGTCTGGAACTGGTACAAGGATGACCTGTACACGCGCCTGGAACCGAACGGGGCGATGATTCTCATTCAAACCCGCTGGCACGACGCGGACCTGGCCGGGCGGTTGCTGTCCGAAGCCAAGAACGGCGGCGAGGCGTGGGATGTGGTCAGTCTGCCCGCTCTGGCCGACGATAACGACCCGCTGGGCCGCGCGCCCGGCGCGGCGCTGTGCCCGGAACGCTTCGATGAGGCGGCCCTGGCGCGCATCCGGGGCGTCATGGGGACATACTCGTTTGAAGCGTTGTACCAACAGCGGCCACGCCCGGCGGAAGGCGCGCTCTTCAAGCGGCAGTGGTTCGAGGTGGTTGAGGACGCGCACTACAACCTCCAATGGGTGCGCTATTGGGACCTGGCCGCCTCGATGAAGGAAAGCGCCGACTATACGGCATCGGCGGCCGTTGCATTAGGCAAGGACGGGACGCTGTATATCCGCGACATGATACGCGGGCGGTGGGAGTGGCCCGACGCTTACAATATCATCGTGCGCACGATGCAGAGAGAGTCGGATACGCGGCACGGCATCGAGAAGGCGATGCAGGGCCTGGCGGCTGTCCAGGAGTTGCGCCGCGACGTGCGCGTGGCCCATGTGCCTTTTGAGGGCGTGGACGTGGACAAGGACAAGTTTAGCCGCGCTTTGGCGTGGGCGGGCCGCGCCGAAGGCGGTAAGGTGGCGTTGGTGCAAGGCGAGTGGATTAACGCCTTCCTTGACGAGGTGACGGCGTTCCCGCTGGGCGCGCACGACGATCAGGTGGACACAATCAGCGGCGGGGTGCAAATGGTGGCGATGGGCGAGGTCGGGTACGGCCCGGCATTGTGGAACTAAGGGGCGGCTATGATTGACTTCGCGAGTGCTAGAGGGACATCTAATCGAGCAGATGGCCGCCGATGAAATCACCCGCCAAGAGAGAATGCGCGCCGCGTGGAAAGCGTACCACGGCGACATGCCGAAACCGCTCAAGGTCGCCGCAGGCCAGCCGGACGATAACGTCATCGTGGCGAAGGCACGCACGATTGTCGATGCCTCCGTCGCTATGATGTTCGGCAGCGGTATCACCTTCAACGTCGGCGAGGAAGGCGACGGCTCGCCAGAGGACGAATACCTATCCGACGTGTGGAAGGCCAACAAGCAGACGACGTGGCTGGCGAAGTTGGCGACCAACGGCGCAGTGTGCGGCCATGTGTTCGTCAAGATTGTGGAGCCGCAACCGCCGCGTCAGCCGTTGCCGCGCCTGCTAGTCCTCGACCCGGCCAATGTCCGCGTGCGCTACCAGGATGACGACATTGAGGATGTCTACGAGTACATCAACACCTGGAACAGCATCGACGAGCGCGGTAAGCCCGTCCTCCACCGCCAGCGCACGATCCTACAGGACAACGGCCTGTGGCTCGTCGTTGATGAGGAGGCGCGGCCTAGCGAGTACGTGCAGTTGTGGCGCGAGGTGGGCCGCCGGGTGTGGCCGTACCAGTGGCCGCCGATGCTCGATTGCCAGAACTTGCCCTTGCCGAACGTCTACTACGGCGAGCCGGACCTGACGCCTGACGTGGTGGCGCTTATCCACTCGCTCAACTTCACCCTCTCCAACTGGGCGCGCATCATCAAATGGTACGCCAACCCGCGCCAGTACGTGACGGGCGTCTCGACAAGCGCGCCGTTGGACGTGGCCGCCGACAAGACGTTGATGCTGCCGACGGGTGCGACGCTGGGCCTGCTTCAAATCAATAGCGACCTGGCGGGGACGGCGGAGTTTGCGCGGCGGCTAGAGGAAGCGGTGCATGAATTGACGGCGACGCCCGCGATTGCCACGGGCAAGCTAGAGAGCGTCGGCGCGCTGTCGGGCGTGGCGTTGCAGGTCCTGTACGCGCCGCTGACGGCCAAGACGGAAAAGAAGCGCGGGCTATACGGCGACTTGCTGGAAGAGATTTGTAAGCGCGTCCTCGACATCGGCAACTTTGGCTACGAGAACGACGTGGATGTGACGTGGCCGGAGACGACGCCGCAGGACGCGAAGGCCGAGGCGGAGACGCTCGCCATTCACAAGACGTTGGGCGTCTCGACGGACACGATCCTCGACAAGCTAGGCTACGATGCCGAAGTGGAAGCGGAGAACAAGCAGGGCGAGATGGACGTCGAGGACGAGGTGGGCGACCGGCTACTGAGTGCATTTGAGCGGGGCGCTGACTCGGCGCGCCGGGGAGCGACGAATGGACAAGAGACAGCCACGGGACCACAAGGGCAAATGGACGCGGGCGACGGGGGGCGGATGGGTGCGGCCTGAGCCGCCCGACGTGCTGCCTGTTGTGCCAACGCCGCAACCGAAGCCGACGAAGCGGGGGAAGTGATGATACCGTCAACGGTCAAGGTCGGTCCTATCACCTACACCGTCACCGAACACGACTGGCCGCCCGACAAGGAAGAGGGCAGTCAGGCGATGGGCCGCCACATCGAATCGACCGGCCAAATCATGCTGCTACGCTCCATGGCTGACGACGTGAAGCGCGTCAGCCTGTGGCACGAAATCATCCACGCCATCATCGACCACGCCGGGCAGGACCACAACGAGGCGTGGATTGAGGCGGTGGCGCATGGCGTGGTCGAGGTGCTTGACGATAACGGGGTGTTGTGACCGAACCCTCCGACGTGCAACTTGCCAGCGAGCGACATAAGGCGGCGCTCCTGCGCAACGAGCGTGCCGCCGCGTCTGACATGGTGCGCGTGTACGGTGGCATCTGGCGGCGCACCAAGCCGCAGTTGGACGCGCTGCTCAAGTCCATTGACGAGGCGGAGCGGCGCGGCGAGGAAGTCAAGCCGTCTGACGTGGCGCGCAGCGAACGGCTCAGGCAACTGCTAGCGCAGGTGGAGCAGGAAGTCGGGCAGTACGCCGCCTATGTCGATGAGAGCGTCCGCCGTCAGCAGTCCGCCGCGATTGAGGCGGCGGCGCAGAACGCGGAGGACCTGACGCGGGCGGCGATGGGCGACGCACCGACGGACGAGGCGCGGCTGGCGCTGCGCTGGAACCGGCTGCCGCGCGAGGCAATGGTGGAGCTCGTCGGGCAACTCCACAACGGCGCGCCGTTGGACCTGTTGCTCGGTGAGTTAGGGCCAGAAGCCAGCCAGCGCGTCAAGGACGCGCTACTCGAAGGGCTGGCGATGGGCCGCAACCCGCGTGTGATCGCCCGCGACGTGCGGCGGGGCATGGGAATGCCGTTGACGCGCAGCCTGCGGATTAGTCGCACTGAGACGCTACGGGCGCATCGGCTGGCGACGCTGGCCAACTACCAGGCCAACAGCGATGTTGTCAAGGGCTGGCGGTGGAGCGCGTCGCACTCGTCGCGGACCTGTCTAGCCTGTCTAGCGATGGACGGGAAGGTGTTCCCGCTCGACAAGCCGCCGCCGATGCACGTTTCTTGTAGGTGCAGTGTGATACCCGTGCCGGTGTCGTGGCGTGACCTGGGCGTCGATGCGCCTGAGCCGGACCTGGGTGAGACGGGCGCGGAGTGGTTCGCCAAGCAGCCCGCCAGCGTCCAGCGTGAGATGATGGGCGATGAGGCGTACAAGGCGTACAAGGCGGGCCGCGTGACGCTGGATGACTTCGTAGGCGTCAGGAAGTCGCGGACGTGGGGCGATGCCGTAGTCGAGGTGCAGCCGTGACCGTCTCCATCTGGCGTGACGTGCGCGAGCCTATCACGGGCCGCCTGCTGTTCCGCTACGACCGTCGCCGCCGCCTCATCCAGATGAAGCGCAGCGGCGGCGACGTGGTGCTCATCGACTTGGAGGAGTTGGACCGCGAGACGCGCCCGTCGTTGCCGACGACCGACGTAGAGAGGTGACAATGGACGCCGAGTGGACGCAATCTGTGCGCGAGTTGCTTGAGCGCGTGCGTCATGAGTTGGTGGTCGTCAATGGCCTGTATGCCATCGACCAACCTATGCCAGATTATATCCGCCTAGACACCGACGCCCTTATCGAGGCGTGCGATGCGGCGCTAGACCGAGCGCCAACGCATGAGACGGATGACTTGACCCATAGGAGCACGGACGATGCCAACTGAGTTGTACCAGGAACCGACGCCCACGGAAAGGGCGCTAGAGGGCGAGATTGACGCCCTGCTGCGCGTCCACATCATCATGGTGCGCAAACTCGAAGATGCGCGGCTTGAACGAGACGTCGCCAATTCCACCGTCAAGCATCTAGTCGCAACGGTACGCGAGCGCGACATGGAACTAAAAGACGCGCGGGCCGCCCTCGACAACGCCGTCAAGACGAACGAGCTGCTAGACGCCCTCATTCAGCAGGCGGGTGGCTATAGCGCCCTTGAGGCGCGCGCGGCCATTGCAAAGGACGGCGACACCGTGGTATAATGGTTGTAGTCATAAGCATACGAACAGGCGAGCGCATGACCGACGAACAGGTAAGGGCATTCCTGGTAGAACTGACGGCATTGTGTCGCAAGCACGGCCTGGCGATTGAGGGCTGGAAAGATGACCCGCCGTGGCTGACACGGATTCCGCGCAACAGCGCGCGGGTGTACACTGTGCAGCGATTCACCGAACGACAACCCGATGACGACGAGACGCCAGAGTGGCAAGATTTGAGGCTTCAGACGCCCGCTGACATAGTAAGCGACCGCGACCGCTTCGAGTTTGATTTTGACGGTGTGGACGCTGCCTTCATCATCGGTACGCCGGATGGGCAACCGCCCGCGTAACACGTAGCACCTAACCGCATACTCAGAGCGCGTTGACGCCCCACGACTGAGGCCAGGAGCCTCGGCTGTGGGGCTTTTTGCATTTCAGGCACTTATTGGAGGGACGATGGAAGAGGACCAGGCGCAGCCAACCCCGGCGGTTGACGACGCGCCGCCCCCGGCGGGCACAACCGAGTCGGCCCCGGTGGTCGATGCGGACGCGGCGAAGTGGAAGAAGGAACTAGAGGATGCGCGGAAGGACGCGGCCCGCTATCGCACCGAGCGCAAGGCGCTGGAAGCGCGGCTGGCGGTGTTCGAGGCGCAGCAGAAAGCAGCCGAGGAAGCCAAGTTAAGCGACCTGGAGAAGGCGCAGAAGGCAGCGGACGAGGCGGCGGCGAAGCTGGCGGCCCTGGAGGCCGAACGCGCGCAACTGGCCGAACGAACGCGCCTGCTGGCGACGCAAAACGCCTTCCTCGGCGTGGCGGGCAAGGCGGGCATTGGCTACGCTGACGCCGCGTGGAAGCTGCTGGATGCAAGTCAGGTGACATACGACGACAATGGCAACCCTGCCAACCTGGACGCGCTGGCAAAGGCGTTGGTCAAGGCGTACCCGTTCCTGGCGTCGGGCGTCGCGGCAAGCGCGACGGGCAACCCGCCAAAGGCGACGGAGCCGGGACCAGCCGAGCGGGAAGCGGCGATCCGTGCCAAGCTGTACGGGACGCCGCAGAACTTCCTCGACCCGGTGGTGGCGCGCTCGATGGGCGGAGGGGTGGTGCAGGGTAAGGAGTGACGGCAATGGCAACGATGACCTATACGGACATCAGCACCCTGCTGGTGGACATTTGGGAGGGCGCGCTGGTGGTGGCGCGCGATAACAACTTGATGGCGTCCCTGGTCCGGAACTTCAACGGCCAGGGCATGCAGCCGCGCAAGTCGTCTATCTACGGCACGCTGACCTTTGCAGCCGTGGCCGAGACCGACGACATCGTGGCGCAGGAGTACAGCCGCTCCGCGAAGTCCACGCTGACGCCCGCTGAGGCGGCGGCCAGCGCCTTCATCAGTGACCAGCGCGTCGAGTCGGATGACCAGGGCATCGTGGGCGACACGGCCCGCGAGCTGGGCGTCGGCCTGGCGCAGAAGATCGAGATCGACCTGCTCGGCAACTTCTCCAGCCTGACGGGTGGCACGGTCGGCACGGCCGGCTCGGTGCTGACGTGGGGCATCATCCTGGCGGCTCAGTCGCGCCTCCGCGCGGCCAACGCGCCTATGCCCTACACCTGCGTCTTGCATCCCTACCAATGGCATGACTTGGCGACAACCATCAGCGTTGCCAACACGTCGCAGGTCAACGCGCCGGGCATGCAGGACCAGCTCGTCCGCAACTTCTTCATGGGCGGCGCCTACGGCATCGACTTCTTCGTCACCTCGAACATCGGCATCGACGGCAACGCGGACGCCTACGGTGCGCTGTTCGCCCGCGACGCAATGGCGTTCGACGTGCGGCGTGCGCCGCGCCTGGAGTCGGAGCGGGACGCCTCGCGGCGTGGCCTGGAGTTGGTGATGAGCACCATCTACGGCCACGGCGTGTGGCGGCCTGAGTGGGGCGTGGCCGTCCTGTCGGACGCTACAGCGCCTAGCTACTAGGAGGTGTGATATGCACGGTGAAGTCCATGTCGTGACGGTGGCGCTGGGCGACCCCGGCGCCGACAACAAGCAGCTTTTCGTGTTCAAGGCTCCCTCGGCGGATAACGGCGGCGGCGTGCGCATCCTCGAAGCCACGGCGGTCAACGGCGCGTCCATCGCCAACAGCCTGGGCGTGGGTGGCACGACCTTCACGCTGGCCCTGCACAAGTACAGCTCGGCAGGCACGCCGGTCGTCAACGGCACGATTGCGGCGGCCATCGGTGGCACGGCGGTGGGCTGGACGGCGGGCGTCCCGCAGACGTTCACCCTCAACTCGACGTACTCGTACATCAGCGCGGGCGAGTGGGTGGTGTTGCAGTACAACGAGATCAACGCGGGCAACCCGACCAACGGCTTCGCGCAGCTCAAATACGTCATGGGTAAGTGACCCTACCCGGCGGCGGCGGCTCGCGCAAGCCACCCGCCGCGCCGTTCTCCCTCTCGAAACGGAGGCGCTACGATGAAGTTGATGCTGTTATCCAACGCTGCCTGGAGCAATACAGGGTATGGCACGCAGACGCGCCAGATCGTGACAGCGCTCAAGGCGGCCGGCCACGACCCAGCGGTGACGGCCTTCTACGGCGTGGAAGGCGCGGTGCTCAACTGGGGCGGCATCCCGCACTACCCCAAAGGCTTCCACGCCTACGGCTCCGACGTGGCGAGCGCCAACACGCTCCACCACGGCGCGCGGCTCGTTATCTCGTTCCTCGACATCTGGGTCGTCGTGCCTGAGATGATAGACAGCCGCGTGAAGTGGGCGGCCTACTTCCCCATCGACCACGACCCCATCCCGCCGCCTGTCCGCGACAAAGCGGCGCAGGCCTGGCGGCGCATCGTCTACAGCAAGTTCGGCGCGGCCAAGTGCGACCAGGCGGGCCTCGACTACGACTACATCCCCCACGGCGTCGATGTCGAGACCTTCAAGCCCATTCCCGCGCGCGAGGCACGGGCGCGCCTGGGCTGGCCGCAGGACGCCTTCATCGTCGGCATGGTGGCAGCGAACAAGGGCAACCCCAGCCGCAAGAACTTCCAGCAGCAGCTAGAGGCGTTCAAGCTCCTCCACACGGCGCACCCGGATACGCTCATGTACATCCACTGCCACGCGGGGACCGAGAACGAGGGCGTCAACCTGCGCGAGTTGGTAGACGCGCTGGGCCTGACGGATGCCGTGTTCTTCGCCAACTCCTATGACTACTATCGCGGCCTGCCTGACGAGTACCTTGTCTCCGCGTACAACGCAATGGACGTGCTGACGAACGTGGCAATGGGCGAGGGCTTCGGCATCCCCATCCTCGAAGCGCAGGCGTGCGGGACGCCGGTCATCGTCGGCGACTGGACGAGCATGTCGGAACTGTGCTTCGGCGGCTGGAAGGTGGACCGTGCCGACGCCGCGCCCTTCTGGACGCCCTTAGCCGCGTACCAGTTCGTGCCGCGTGCCGAGGCCATCGCCGAGCAGATGCTGGCCGCCTACGACGGCGCGGGCAACTTCACGCTGCAAAAGAAGGCGCGCAGGGGGGCCGTCGAGTACGACACGCAGAAGGTGGTACGCGAGGGCTGGCTGCCGCTGCTGGCGCGCTACGAGGCGGCGTTGGTGGAGGAGTACGGCAGCGCGGAGTTTACGCGAGAGATGGTAGGTGTGGCATGAAGCGCGCACTCATCCTCGGTGCAGGCGGGTTCATCGGCAGCCACCTGGCGCACCGGCTCAAGGCGCACGGCTACACCGTGCGCGGCGTAGATTTGAAGCGGCCCGAATGGGAGCGGCCCGCCGTGGACGAGTTCCTCATCGGCGACTTGCGGCGCGGCAACGACACGGTGCGCGCCTTCGGTGACGGCTTCGACGAGGTGTACCAGTTGGCCGCCGACATGGGCGGCTTGGGCTATATCTCCTACCACTTCGCGGACGTGATGCGGAACAACATGCTGATCAATCTCAACGTCGCGGACGCTGCGCGCATGATTGGCGTCGGGCGGCTGCTATTCTCGTCCTCGGCGTGCGTCTACCCGACGACGATCCAGACGACGGAGCAGGTGGCGGGCCTGCGTGAGGTAGACGCCCTGCCTGCGCTGCCCAGCGAGGGCGGCTATGGGTGGGAAAAGCTGATGAGCGAGTTCTTGTACAGGTACTACCGGGAGGACCACGGCCTACAGACGCGCATCGTCCGCTTCCACAACGTCTACGGCCCACAAGGGACGTGGCGCGGCGGCAAGGAGAAGGCTCCCGCCGCCATGTGCCGCAAGGTGGCCGAGGCGAAGCTGACGGGACGCGGTGAAATCGACGTATGGGGCGACGGCAACCAAACGCGCTCCTTCCTCTACATCGACGACGCCCTGGACGGCCTGTTAGCCGTGATGCACAGCGACTATCACGACCCGCTCAACGTCGGCAGCGAGGAGATGGTGAGCATCAACGAGTTGGCAGGCATCGCGGCGGCCTGCGCGGGCGCGAAGGTCCACATCAACCACGTCGAGGGACCGGTGGGCGTGCGTGGCCGCAACAGCGACAACACCCAGGTGACGGCCATCACCGGCTGGCGGCCGCAAATAAGTTTGCGGCAGGGAATGGCCGTCACCTATCGCTGGATTGAGCAGCAGGT